AGTACCGCCACCAGTAGCTCCTATAGCATTAGTAACTTCACCATAGTCTTTAAGATTAAGACGAGAAACAGTATTGTCATTAAAATTAGTTGCCTCGTCGTTTTTAACTGTAGCTGCATCAAACTGTTGAAGAGTTACACCAAGGTCGCTAGAATCATACTTACTATTAACTGCTGTTTGAACAGCGGTAAACTCCGTATTAAAGTCTCCACCAGAAATAATCTTATTTGCATCAGAATCAGCCAGAGCATCTTTACCGGACCAGCTAACTTGGATTGTATAATCGCTCATTTATTTAACTCCTTGATGAATACCGGGCTATCCCGTAAAGTGATTTTGCGCTACCGTATAATGCTGCATCTCCTGAATCAAAAGGAGAGCGTTCATCTTGTCTTTGATTCGATAGTTTTATAAACAATTGCTGTTGAGACCATTTAGGCGTAGGCGGTTTACGAACAGGTTTAAATAAAGATTTAGTTCGTCCACGAGGCATAACTAACCCCTAAGCCGTTCACCAGCCCAACGAGCTAAGTTTTTCTTTTTCTTTTCTTCTGTCATTTTTTTCTTTTTCTTTTTGACAATTTTCCCGGCTGTTCTATTTTTTACTGGTTTCATAGTACCACACCATATTCCTTGTTTCGTTCACGTACTAACTGAAGTAGTTTTTCTCTTTCTTTTTCCCATACAGCATTTAACTTTTGAGTGCTAACTTTAGGATTATCCGTCGCCACTCGCTTAATGCGGCCTGTAGGTGTCGGAACGGAAATCTCTGTAATTTTTGGTTTCTTTCTTTTATCGGAAGGAGTAAACAATCCCCCTTTTGCAATCTTAATATCTGAGGCTTTAGGAGCCGATCTTCCTTCGGAAACTTCCTTAGCTTTACTTCCTTTTTGAACGTCATGCTTTTCGTAGTCCTTTTCCTTAACTTCGTCAAGCTCTTCGTTCTCGTGCATAAGTAAGTCTATTAAACTTTGCAGGTCTTCTGCCTCTTCGTCAAACCCGTCCCCTTTAAACTCTAATTCATTTTCCTCTAGGAAAGAATTTATTTGCTCTTCAGTAGCTCCGGGGTTTGACTGTTTAAAAGACTTAAGTAGCAGTTCGCTATAGAGACGGGCTATTTTATTTTTAATACGTTCAAGTTCTAGGTTATAACTTGTGTCCGCTAAAGCATCTTCTAAAGTAATCATAATCTAGCCCTATGTTGTAGTAGTGGGAGGCCCTATGACTAGAGCCTCCCTGTGACTACTTAGGTAGCAGGAACAACGAACGCTATGCCAGCGTCATCACGAAGTTCCGCAACGCCGTAAAGCGTATCGGCGGTAAACAGATCACCAAGATACTCTTGCTTGTACTGCGTTTGAGACCGAACACCCATCTGCTCCGCAAAGCAAAGGGCATCCTTGTGCATCATGACACCGACACGCTGGGCGTCAGAGTTGATGGACGGGCAGTTAGAAGAAACATAAACGTCCATGCCATAGATGCTACCGATTTTTCCGGTCTTGATAGCTTCACCATTACCGATAAACTGTTGTTCAGTAAAGCGGTTAATGGCCAGCATATCATTAGCGGCAATCGGAGGGATAACCATGCAACGGTTGTCCGAAGGAACATCAGCGTTGTCGAGTTTCAGGATCATAGCCCGAATACCGGCATCCGTAATGTCCGTAGCGTTTGTAGAGTTACCCGTGTACAGTGTCGTACCGTTGCCGCCAATGACAGCTTTTTCGTACAACGAAGCACCCGTACCTCCAACAACACCGCCTTGGAAACCTTCGGTAAGAGCAAACAAGTCGGTATCAACTTGAGTTGCAAGTGCATAACCAGCATCGTCAGTATAGAAACGACGAAGAGACTGGAGAGCCTGAACTTCCGTAATGTCTTCCATAAGTACGGAATATTCATAGTGCTTGTTAATGCTAACCGCTACAGTACCGTGAGTATCGCCCTGAAGCGTTACTTGAGTATTTGCAGCTTTAGCAGTAGCAGAACCACGGACAGGCTTAGGAATGTTAATGGCATCCCCTTTTTTACCTGCGTGATTAATTTTAGTGACAAGACCACCGAGAACAAGATTTTTCTTGTACCCAGCAATCACTTCATCCGACCACAACTCAGGAATAAAATTCGCTGCTGTCGTAATCGTCTGATGACCAGTACCCAAAGCCATAATTAGCTCCTTTCTTTATAAAGTTATTTGACGCGACCCTCAGCGTAAGCTGCAAGAATTTCATCTTGTAAACTTTCATAACGCTCAGGATCATTTGTTTTAAGCCGAATTAGATCAGCCCTACGGTAGATTTTCTTACCGGATGTAGATTCTGAAGAAGTCCTAGATACGCCTTTCCCTGCCTTCATAGCTTGTTCTCGTTCAACAGCTTTGTTTGCTTCGGCCTCGCTTGTGTTACTAATTAAGGCTCGTTCTTTCCAGTTACCTATAAGTTCCAAAGCAGAGTCTAAATTATAATTATGTGCCGCTACAAAAAGTTGTTTACGTATCGGGCTTTCTTGAACCCACTCCTGAAACTTTGAATCACTTACGATATCAACGTAATCAGGATGCGCTTCTTTCAGTCGTTGAGTTGTAACTTGGACATGTTGTGTCTTTTGTTGCTCTTCAAACTGACGGAACTTCGGATGATTTTCAATGGCTTTACTGACTGCTTTGTCAGGGTCATCAAAAAAATCAATATCCTCTTCTTCTAACGCTTCTGTTCCGCTTTGACTAGTGGTAATCTGTTGTTGAAGAATACCATCTGTGAGTTTGCGAAGTTCCCCTATTTCTTGTCCCTTTCTTCCAAGTTCTTTTTCCAAGTTTTCGTAGGAAGAAATAATGTCTTCCATCGACTTGTTCTTAAACTTGTCAGGCAGTTCCATCTCCGGTTCCGCTTGAGGTTGTTCCACGACTGGAGCCTCTTCGATGTTCGCATACTCTTCGCCTTCTTGTACTTCTACTTCTGGTTCTACAACAACACTATCCATAGTACTAACCTCCGTCCTGTATAAAGATTATGGAGTTAAAATATGTTGGGATTAAAGGTCTAACTCTAATTGATCCAACGCTAGTTTGGTGGTCTCCTCTAAATTAATAAACATATTTAGCATATCCACCTGCCCTTTCCTTAGAAAAAGCGTCTTCTCATCTTCTATCGTCTGTATGTTTTCTAGTGATTGAGCCATGTCCTCTAATTCTTTTATAAAAATACTCCAGGCATCACTGTTAAACAAGTCAAGACGTTTTTCAAGAATTTCTCTGTCAGTCATTATCTACCCGTTTCGGCTGCTTTAGCCAAATTAAGAATAGTTTCGGACTGCAAGTGTTCTACTTCTGGCATATTCCTCATTGTTTCTGACTGAACATTTTGTGCATCTACTTTAAGTTTTTCAATACGTGCCATTTTTTCTGCAAGATCAACTTGTATTTTAGCTACTGTAGCTTCGGAGTTTTTGTCCTGAGCATCAGACTGTAGCTTGGCTGCATGGGCCATGTCCTTCATTGCTCCGGCCTTCATCTCTTCAATTTCCATTTGCAACTTCATAAGCTCAAGCTGTTGTACCATTTGTTGCATTTGTTGTGCTTGAGGATTAGGTTGCAGGGACTGAGCAATAGCTGCCTTCATTTGATCTCTATTGGACATAGAACTGTTTTCAAAGATAGACATAAGGAGCATAGCATGAGGAGGAGTACCTGGTTGTGTCATTGACATTAACTGGATCATCTGAGTCATTTCCAGTTCCTTAGCCATAATACCCATTGAGGAATAAGATTTAAACTTGTAGTCTCCTGCTGGATAACGATCAGGAGAAAACTGAATATAACGATAAGCAGACTTTTCAATTAAAGGAATTAAAAAGTTTTCTTGGAAGTTCATAATAGTACGCTTCTGTCGTTTAATCGAAGCTGCCTGTATCATGGACATTCCAGAAGCAGTAGAGTTCCTAGGGTTCGAGAAGTTACTATTGGCACTGTCCATTGCTCCAGTACCCATTTGAACCATCCGCTCTAACTCACCGGCTTCGGTAAACGTAGTGTTAGAGACA